TCATATTACCTGTTGTTTATATCTAAGTGAGCCCTCTTGTGTAGGATAATTTGATGTAAGACATGCCATGCATACCTCGTCCTCATTTTTATTTAATGCTTTTAATAATCCAGGCAATGACAAATAATGCAGACTATCTGCACTAAAATCACTAGCATTAGGGGCGGTTGCTCCTGCATATAATTCAGAAATTGTAGGGAAATCAATTCCGTAAAAACACGGAGAAGTAATAGGTGGACAACCAATTCGAAGATGAACTTCTTTTGCTCCACTCCATTCTTTTAAATTTTTTACTAACGCTTGCATTGTTGTACCACGTACAATAGAATCATCTATAAGAAGAATTTTTTTACCTTGTAACACGTCTCGTAAATGTGTAAACTTTAATTGAATATTATATGTTCTGTTTGTATTATCTATAAACGTTCTTCCAACTGAATGATTTTTAAGCAACCCTTGAACAAATGATTTGCCCGTTACTTGTGCGTATTTTGCTCCTGCAACATATGAACTCTCAGGGACGGGTACTACTATCCAATCGTCGCCTTCCAGGTCTGAAGTTTCTTCTTTTGCTAATTCTTGTCCTATGTTTTCTCGTACCCTATATACAGATTCGCCATCCATAACAGATGCAAGATGACCAAAATAAATCCATTCAAAAAAACAATAACTAGTATTTTCTTTGAAATTATGGAATAATCTTTTTTTAGCATCTGCTTCTTTATCTATATAACTTTTTACAGTAAAATCCTCGCCGTCGGCAATAATCATTTCACCAGGTTTTAAATTTGTTGCTTCTATTTGTAAATTAGAAAGGACTACGCTTTCAGATGCGAAAACTAATATGCCATCATCAGTAACACCATAACACATAGGTTTTAAACCCAATGGATCTCTAACAGCAACCATTTTTCCATCAGCGTTTAAAAAAGCAATATTCCATGACCCATCAAAATCTGTTAATAACGTTTTAAATATTTCAACAAAATTTAACTCTTCCCAAGGTTTATGTGATTGCACTTCTCTACTAAGAAAATGCATAATGACTTCTGTGTCAGAATCGTAAGTCATATTATAACCTACTTCTTCTAGCCCGTCTTTTAATTTTTTATAGTTTGCTAAGTTTCCATTATATGCTAAAGAAAACCATTTAGATTTTCTTCCATGCGGTCGTTCAAATGGTTGTGCTAAATGATCTTCATTATTTCCGCTAGTTGCATAACGTGTATGTCCAATGGCGGCGTGTCCACTATAATCGTCGAGAAGTCTTTTACTTTTAAAACGATGATTTATTTCAAATACTTCATGTACTTTGCCGTTCTTTTTATGAGTTTGGAGTATTCTTTTTCTTTCCGGATTGTATGATGTAATACCTGCACTAAGTTGTCCCCGATGTTGTAAATCTAATAATCCTTTTATCACAAGTGGACAAACATTTTTTGTTTTATCCTTTAACGAATATATTCCGATAACTCCACACATATTATAACACCTTTTGATCTATATTGTTTGGTATATTGCACCAAACTTACCATTAATAAAATCATCGAATGGTATGTCTTCTTGTTTAACAAAACCAGATTTTAACTTTTTATCTTTAAGCATACATAAAACTTCAGCAACACCGCTTGCAGTTGCTCGTTCAATAGCAGTCATGCCATCCTTGCCGTATATTTTACAAACCCAATTTTTTTCTGTAAGATTACCATTATTATAACCTGTTGCCTTTACAAAAAATATTACTACGTCATCTGTTGTAGTCGGTACATTTTGGTTAAAAATATTATTTGCTAATTCCATATTATTTTTAAGTCCTAAGTCTTCAAACATAAAACGCAAATAATCTACATGACCAGGATAACGAATTGTTTTATAATCTAGTTCATCTATTTTTAACCAAAATGTATCAGTTAATGTTCCGACGCCCCCCGACGTATTAAATGCTTCATATTCTATTCCATCTATTACTATTTTTTCGACAGCTTCAAGTGGTTTAACTTTTATTTGTATTCTGTCAACAATTGCATCGCACATATTAACATATTCATTTAATAGTCCGGCAGTATTCCAACTCAAATAATATGACATTCTATTTGCGGAATATAAAGGTAATGCACCTACTCGAAGTTTAAGCGACACAGGGATTTCAAATTGTCTTGCTAAATATCCTCCAATAATATTAATTGCACCTGGCGCCAATCCACATTGTGGAATAACAGATACCCGTTGTTCTTGCATTGTAAACTCTTGAATCCATTTTGTTGTTCCTACATCTTCAGTTAAATCAATGTAATGTTTTCTTTTTTTTAATGCAAGTTGTACAATATCTCTACTAAATTTATAGTTAACAGCAGAAAGAACAACATCTGAGTAATCTAAATATGAACTTAACATTTTTAGGTCAGAGGCATCTATAAAATCAATTCCGGAAATACCGGCTGTTTCTGCGGCGACCTTAGTGTCGCATATTTTGATTTTAAAATTATCTTTTAATAATTTTTTTACAGCGAGTCCTATTCGTCCGGCGCCTATAATAGCAAGTATCATATTCTGTGCCTATTCCAAATTTTTTCCACATCCCATTTTTTTGGGTATATTTCTACGTTATCATATTTTGTCTTTACATAAGCAATTAGTTGTTCTTTTTCTATTTCTTCTGACTGTTTATCCCATGCCCAACTTAAATGGTCGTACCATCCCCAACCGTTTGGACCACAACCACACTCTGTCCAATAATAACTGTTGGGAGTAATTTTTGAAAACCATATTCTATATTCACAATTATCATGTTTAACAATAAATTGAATCTTATTTTTCGTTTTCTTTCCTTCAAAAAAATCAAAACTTCTCTGTATATCGAGTTACTGTTCTATATTTTTCTTGAACTTCTGTTAATGCTTCACCATCACGAAATGATTGTTTATCTAATTGTTGTTTCGGATCACCGTTAGGCCATATCCGCCAACTATCATTATCAATAACATCTGCAATAACAAGTTCATTGTTTTTTTCTTCAATACCAATTTCAATTTTCATATCAATTAAATCAACATTAAATTTTTTCCATGCTTTTTCCAATATTTCAAAACAAGGTATCATTAATGAATTTCTAATATATTCTAATGTTACTGAATCAACTTCTGGTTGAATATCCATTAAGGGTTGCATATCGTGCCGTTGTTGTTTGGGCGGATATAACAACCAAAAATTGTTCTGTGGGATTATTAATGGATCGGTATATACCGTTTCAGTCCATTCCCCTTCTCGTAGATATAGTTCTCGTGCTTTATCTTCTGACATCATTTCATTACTAACTATTGCATTTTTATGAAAAAATTCTGTTAATAACGGATCAAAAATTTCTCCCGATGCTTTGTCTGGTTCTCTTTTTAAGTAACTGCCAAATGCTCGCCTACGCATGACACATTCAACAGGAATCATTTTACATTTTTTTGCAATAAATGATGTTTCATCATTTCGTATTTCATACGCTACTGGTACACCTGCTTGTTTTAAATGAAACATTACATTACAATTTTGTGTTGTTTTATCTTGTGCTACAGGCAAATCTGCTTGTATAGCGGCATCGTTTGCTGTAAGAGAATCCTTGGTTGTAATTCGTACTAATGTTGGATCATCTAACACTTCTATTCGTTTTGTTTTTCCTTCTATCATACTTTATCCATAAATTTGATTTTGTTGATTGTTTACCATAACAAAGGTTGCACATTTTGGTATATCTTTAATTCTTCGAGCACCAATCATAGTACATGCACTTCTAAGTCCGCCTAAAATATTTTTTATTGTGCTACGAACAGGTCCTCTTGATTCTATTATAACTCGTTTACCTTCTGTACTTGTGTAACCGTCTTTTCTTGCACCATGTACTTCTTTAGCACGATCTGAACTCATTCCATAAAATTCATATTTACCATCTATTAATTCTGTTTCACATTCGTCATAAAATGCTAACATGCCGCCTAACATAACAAAGTCTGCTCCTGCACCAAATGCTTTTGTTATGTCACCAGGTACAGTACATCCTCCGTCAGCAATTACATGTCCACCTAATCCGTGTGCGGCATCTGCACATTCCATTACCCCACTTACTTGTGGCATACCAACTCCTGTTTGTTCTCGTGTTGTACATACACTACCAGGACCTATACCACATTTAACTATATCTGCTCCGGAAATACATAACTGCTCCGTCATTTCTGCGGTAATAACATTACCAGCTATTAGAATTTTGTCTGGAAAATCATCACGTACACGTTTAACAAAATCTGAGAAGTTCTGTTGATATCCATTGGCTACATCAATACAGATAAACTTAACTTCAGGCCATTCGGTTAATACCGCTTTTGCAGTTGTATAATCTTCGGCATTATCTTCCCACATAGCATTAGTACCTGTACTAACTATTACATTATTTAAACGTAATCCTTTGTCTACTGCTTCTTTCCAATTATTAAATGTATATTGCTTTCTAATTGTGGTAAGCATATTAAATTCTTGCAGTACCATTGCCATAGAAAACGTACCTACACCATCCATATTAGATGACATAATAGGGGTACCTGCCCAAGTTTGAGCAGACTCATCCCAATGCCTAAACGTAAACTCTCTTTCTAAGTTTACACTTCGTCTACTGGATATTGTAGAACGTTTGGGTTGAAGCAATACATCACTGTAATCTAATTTTATTTCTGTATCAACTCTCATATTATTTTGTGAAAACGTAAATACCTTCGTATTTTTCTGTTTTGCCTTCTTTGCGGAAGTTACCAACACCAGGCCGGGTTATTAGTAACATCTTAATTAATTTATTGTAATTAAAACCTATTTTTTTGGCAGTTGCAATCCACCGATCTACTATTTTAAATTCTTCTTTTGGGGTTTTGTAATTTGCTATATTAGTTGCAAATACCCCATCTGTATTTAACCCATTATAAATATTTTGCATTGTTGGTTCAACATACCCCTCAAACCATTCGTCTAATGTATTGTATTTTACCATACATTGTGTGGATTCGTCACAATACTTTTCTAAATTAAAATACGGAGGACTACTAAATGCCAAATCTATATTTTGTGGTTTGTATTCTTCACTAACTGTACAATTTATTTCTATATTGCTACGCAAAAAATTAGAAAGATGCTTTAAATATTTTACAGTTTCTGTATTTGGTTCTACACAAATATATTCGTATTGCATTCTACTTGTGCATGTACCTAACATTCGACCACCATACCCTGCACTATAATCATATACTTTGCCATTAAAAATAGGACAAAGTTCTTCTACAATGCTTCGTGCATTAAATGCTTTAAAATTCTGTATATTTTCGCCTGTTACTAGTTCTAATGCTCTACGTATTGCAGTAGGTTTAACTAAATTGTTGCCTGTTCTATGTTCAAAACAAATTTTTATTGCACGTTTTAATTTAGTGTTGTTATAAAATCTATCTTTTAAACTATTACTACCTCTGCCTTTAGGTTCAGCAGTCATCATATTAGGAAACAAAAATCGTATCAAATCTTGTCCTTTATTATTTCCTAATCCTAATATGTTATCTTTAATTCGATTAGGTATACTTAATCGAAGTTCTCTTATTTTATTTTCTATACCTTTTTGACTAAAGTATGTTATAGGTACTATGTTAATTGATCTATATATATTAAATATTTCTTCTGTTACTTTTTCAGGATCTTTATTGTATCGTTCGTTAGTAAAGAGTTTTAAATCTTCAAAAACATCTTCATATCCTGTAAACTTAAGTAGGTTATTTTTATTTGTAATCTCCCACATTTCGTATAATTTTACCAGCCCTTCCATTGGTAGTTATCTATTAAAGATTTGTCTATTGCTTGTTTAAGATATGGGACACCTGAGGTGCCACCAGTACCTTTATCATTTCCTATAATTCGTTCTACTGTTTTCATGTGTGAAAATTGCCATTTTTTAAATATTGTTTCTATATCTGATAGTTGGTGTTTATATTTGAAATTCCATCGTTGCATTAATTTTGTTAATAATACTTCTACTTTTTTATATTGTTCTGATTGCATACCTGAAGCAGACCCTAATTTATCTCTAAAACAATTATATTCTTTTGAAGTCATTGTTGCAATTATATCCCATAAACTGTTTAAATGTTCAAATATTTTTACTATACGTTGTAATTGAATTGTTGGATTATATGTTGGTTGGTCGGGCGTGTCAATTAAACAATTACTACTATATTTATGGTAGGGATGACTGGATTCGAACCAGTGACCTCTTGCTCCCAAAGCAAGCGTTCTTCCAGGCTGAACTACACCCCTGTTGGATGGAGCTGACGGAGGGAGTCGAACCCCCGACCTGAGGTTTACAAAACCCCTGCTCTGGCCAACTGAGCTACGTCAGCTTGTATAATTGGAGGATTTTTTATTATCAAATTCAACAGTATATTTCTTTGGCTTATTAGCTTTTGCCTCTTTAACCTTACTGTCAAATTCGGGATTGTGCCATCGCTCATGCCAATCGCAATCAGAAGTTGAAACTTCAACATAAGTACCATCGGGTAATTTTTCGCCTATTTTTTTACCACCATGTTGATGTTTCTTTTTTTCAATCCGTCGACGTTCTGCATTTTCTTGAGAAATCATATGTCGATATTGGGGCGAACGTTCTAACGCTTCGTCTTTTGTAGTATATTTTGACATTAGTGGGACCTCGCAAATTCAAGTTTTTTTAAACGATATGCTGTATCTTCAACAACTTCTTGCCATTTATAATATTCATGTGCTGTTCTGGCATGGTTAACTTTCCAAAATGCCTCACGAAGTCTTCTAATCAATTCTTTTTTCATCTTTAGTCTCTGTAATAATATTATCAATATCACCCATTGAAATAATTTTTTGAGCATGTTCAACTTCATAATCAATTATTTCATAGTCGAGTTCTTGTCTAGCATCTTTATACAATAACTTTCGTAAATAATTAGTTGCTTCGATTAATGTATCAAAATCTGATCGTCGAGAACGTATTGTTCTACTTTCAATATTTTCAGTAAGAAGGACTAGTCTATACATATAAAAACTCTATAAAATATTTATATTAAATGAATCAGCACCGTGTTTATATTATAACATATGTTTAACCTGAAAGTCAAGTTAAATATTTTTCAATCATTTGCTTTCTGCCATGATATCTATGAAGTCTGTCTAAGACATCATCTAGCTCGTCTTCTTCAGTTATACTATATTCGTTTTCTAGGTAAGGATTTTCGTGTTTTTCTTTTGCAATTTCTGTTAATTGCTGTATTTTTAAAATTATACTTTTTAAATATTTTTCCATGTTAATCTGCTGATTTTGGGATTGCTTTGGAAACATCAAATGTGTAAAATTCAATTTGACCTAAAATACTTTTACTATTGGTGTCGTCGTCTTCGTCTACAAGCTCGCCTTGAATAATTTCTCCGGCTTGTTGTCGTCCGGACATTTCTTCTTGTTTATCATGATCAGATTCTGAATATGGAAATCTATATGCAATAGGTTCTTCATCATCTTGATAGGCAACCCAGTAAAATATCCAATCGGGTTCCTTAACTGCTGACGAAATAACTTGAAATTTTCCTTCTTTTACCTTATCTGTTGGATATCCTAACATACTTTGTACTGTAACATAAGTTGTTACAGTAAGGGCAAGAGTAGCAGGAATAACAATAAACATCCATATTTTATCTACACCATGTTGTATTAAATCCCATAAAAATATAGCAAGTAATACTAACCAGGCTACTATTAAAAAACTAAATGTTACCATTAAAACCCTCCTGCTGGTAAGTCATATCTATTAACATCTTCATTTACTTTTCTTAATTCTCGTTCGGTTTGTTGTTCTTCGGGACTAGACCCTGCACCTTGATGAGACATTTCGCTATCATCATTAAATGAAGTACTATACGATGGGCCATAATTACGGTCTGCTTCACTGCCGTGAAGTGGTTCGCCATCTTCTTCTTCATAAGTTTGTTCTATTGGTGAATGTGAACCTACACTAGACAGCCTACCACCGGCTTGGTGTTTTCCAGCAAATCGCTTCATACGCTTATTTTTATTTTTTACGTAACCACTTGGATCAATTGTAAATCGTATAATTGTTTCTTCGGCACCTCTTTGTTTTAATGTAACTAGGCCTGTATGTACTTCACCATACGGATTAAGTTTTATTATTTTTGTTATTACTTCTATAGGCCCTTGGCTTTGTTGCCCTTTCATTGAATACAAATGATTATTAACTATGTATTCTCCTGGTACTATGCCTCGAATTGTCATTACTTCACGATTTAAATAAATTGTTTTTGTTGTGCCATCTGCTAATATTACTCTATCATTTGATTGGCCTAGATCGTCTTTATCTAAATGTAATAAACCGGCATTCATGTTTGGAAACCCTACTATATTACCTACAGGATCTTCCATCCATAAATCTACATCATACGCAGATTTATCATCCCATTCCATTATGATCATAAATTCGGCTTTTGATTCTATATCTGCATCTTTTTCGACAGGATTAATTAGAATAAAAGCGACTATGAACATAAATGCAAAGCCGATTAATACATTGAAAAGCAAATCAGTAAATGCTAAACTACTTTTATATTGAGATTTACTGTCCATTGGCTTGGTTCTCGTTTTCTACATTAACTAGTTGAATTTTTAATGTTAGAGAACAAATTAAGCCAACTAATGTTGTATATAATGCAGTACTCATACCCAATGCCATTTTAGATAGGGCTGTTTGAATTGTTGCTGTATTTGCTAAGTCTATGTCTGCAAAGGCTCCGTTGAGCATTAATAAGAAACCGGTCACAGTTCCAATCATACCCAAGGCTAGGCACGATTCGGAAATAAACCATCCTGTGGCGATATTTTGATATTGATATTCAGATTTGCTTGTACACCATCCTACCCAGGCTGATGTAAAAATAAAAACAGATAATATAAGAAAACTTATTTTAGTTTGATCACCTTCATATAAGTCTATGTGTAAATCAAAATATACTGCCACTCCTCCTGCAAGAATCGACATACAAAAAATAAGCCACCATCGTAATAGTGCTTTCAAACATTTACCTCCTAAACAGTTTCGACTAATTTATCTGTTAGTCCTTTATAATCGCCGACATGTTCGCCGTTTAGAATAATTTGGGGGAAATTTCGATAACCACCTATTTTCTGATATAACTCTCTAGGGGTCAAATCAGTCCCAACTTCTTTTTCTTCGTAGACTATGCCGCGGCCCTTCAGTAATTCTTTTGCCTTATCGCACCATTCGCAGTCAGGGACTTTCACGTGGGTGTATACTATTGTTTCACTCATAACTATTTATCCATTTTTAAGTAGTAATTGTTGTAATTCTGATGGCATATTATCCTTGTTTGCTACTGCAAGAACACCATCATATTCTATATCTCTAAGCTCAACACCATCAGATAATCGTTTTAATGATTTTGACCATCTTCCTGTGTTAACTAATGCATAGTCTCCTTCTTTTACCTCCGTGGCTTTAGGACCTACTGCTTCTATTTTAAACCATCGTGGTCTACTTTCTTTTCCTACATCGCTTTGCAGAATTATACCTGCTTTTGTTGTTATTTCGCCTACGTCTAATATTACTCCGAAAATTTTATCTCGTAGTGGTTTTATTTTCATACTTCCTCTTCTTTTATTGACCCATCCGAAAATTCTATTTCTTCAACCATTGTTCCGTCTGGCTTTTCAATAGTTCGTCTATCGACAATTCCTGGCTCATCTATTCCTGTTCTTTTTGTTACTTTATTATATGTTTTTTTAACTTTACTTTGTGTGTTTTCTGTTTTTTTAGCAGGCACAGGTTCTTGTTTGATGCTTACTTTTTCACTAGCAGGCTTTGTTGCATCATAATATGCCTGTTGGACTTCTTCATTTTGTATAACAATTTCTCCACGTCGTCCAGATTTTAATACATCACCTTTTGCATTAACATCCATATTACCTACTGCAATTTCTTTTTCATTGGCAGAGGCAAGAGCGGCCATATTTAATACTTTACCTTTAGCGGTTACAACTTCTCTCATTTTAAAAACTCCTTTATATCTAAATTATACTTTAAGCTATTTACTTTATGAATACCTATTAAAAATAAAACGTAACTAGCAACAGAACTACCTCGGCCTACACCCCATACTATTTTATTTTTACGCATGATATCGACAAGGTAAATTAAAAATCGCAAAACATTCATCATTTTACGTTCTTCAAACATTGTCATTTCTATTGCAATTCGTTGTTTTTCGTCGTCTGTTTTTACTAAATTTTTAATAAATTCATATACATTTAATGTTTTATACACATCTGGCATGAACCAATTAGAAACGCATTTTATTACAAATTGTGCCTCTGTTAATTCTTTATTGTTTGCATATGTTATTTCATTTTTTTCTAAATCATATTCTTCTATATAATAATTATATTGTTCGGTGTTTTGTGTTTTTTCGGCTTTAACATGATCAAGAGTATGACCGCCATATATCAATTCAAACAAACCTTCTTCATTTAAAATAACTTGTCCAAATTTATCTTTGTACTTATCCAATATCAATGATGTCATCGAATGCTTTATCGTCAGTTAGTTTCTGTTGTTCTTTTGCTATTAATGTAGTTCGTCTTTCGAGTACCATGTTTAACATCACATGCAAGTGTTCAACTACCTGCATATGAGCATTGGCTTTATATGCTGTATCTAATTTTTTAGAAAGTTCCTTGTGTTTGGAATCAAGTTCTTCTAATGTGAAACCTGATACATCAAAGAAAGGATTAAACGCTATTGCCATTTTTAGCCTTATATACTACTTCCATTTCTTCTTTCTTTTTCCATCCTGCGACTCCTAAGATGGCGGCAAAAGACATATGAAACATTCCACCCATTTGCAATGTCATTGGTTCCCAACGAGTTGCTTCACATTTAACTCCGACCGGATACCGTTCTTTATCATTACAATGCTCTTCCATTTTAAGATTCCATACCAATGGCGCAAAGAAAAAGTCAACTAAACATATAAACAAATAAACTAAACCTGCCCAGTCTTTCCAATATTTGTTAATTGTTCTGTTTATATTCATTCTTTTAGTTTGTTAGTTAATCTAGTAAAACAGTTGAACTATCATTAATTCCTGCTTCATATGCAGTTTGCCAATGTTCTTCTAATGCTAGTTCTACCATATTTTCTATATCTGTATTTTGAACAGAAAGTCTTAAATCTCTTACGTGACACGCCGATTCTAAGCAATCGGTAAGACAAATATGTATTGGTATTTCATTACAATTTGTCATAGGTATTCTTTTTCCTTATTCTTTATCTGGACGAGTTATTTCAAACAAATTACACTCCCAACCTTTTCCATTAGTTGAACCACCTTCGTTATCTAATTCAGTTGGCTCGCCGGGTTTATCGTCAGGAAAAATATAACTAATGCTGTTTAAAAAATCACTGCCATCTAAATCAATTGTATTAAACACTAATCGTCTTTCGTCAAATTCGTGTCCTTCAGGAAGTTCAAATTCTGTCCAAATAAATTGGCCTTTCTCACTTGCATATGCAGTAAAATAATGTCCTGTATCATAACAGTAATTATTTCCTTCACTGGTATAACATTCTCGTTCTTCACGAATCATTTCGTCTTCTAGCCAATAGCCTTCGCCTATATCATTGAATGCATCATCCTCGGCATCTTCGTATTTGTCTCTAATCTTATATGCATTATCATATGATACAGTTTCGCCATTTGGGAGGTCAATAGAAATCCAAGCACTTTCTAAATCACAACCATAAATATGATCAATATTATCACATTCATGCCAGCCTTCGCCATCTAAAAAATCCATATCTTCTGGAATTCTATTTTCATCAACATAATCAAATGCATCCTGACAGTATTCTTCTAATGCTTCGTCACCTAATGTTGTCCAATATTCGTGTTGTTCTTCGGTTATTTCGCCTAATACAAGTTCTCCTCCATAACCACTAATATCAATTGTTACTGTATTTTTGTTTTCACTCATGTATCCCCATCGAGTCTATTTTCGCTACGTTCAGCGTCAAAATGTCCTTCGGGAAACCTTGCTTTAAGTTTATCTGCGTTGATTTGTAATACTTCATTAGGGTCGGCGCCCAATGAGGTACAGGCATTTGCCCAGTACCATGCGACGTCGCCTAATTCTTTTATTAATCTTGTACGGACTTCCTCATTTAAAGGTTTTCCTTGGAACAAAATTTTCTTCACTTGTTCAGTGAACTCACCACCTTCTGACACTAAGCCAAATGCGGCAGTAATAAGTCTTGGTATGTTAATATTGCCCATCATATGTGCGGGCGATTGTTCTAATTCTGCTAATCTATGTAAAAAACTTGAGTATTGTTTTGATTCGTCGCTTGTTATTGAATCGACAAATTGTCTATATTCTTCTAATTCCATAATATTTTTTTTATTTTTTTTACAGTATCCACGCCGGTTTATCTTTAAATGTACCACCTTTAACATTAAAACTTGTAGAACATCCACAAGTTGACGTTGCCTTTGGATTGTCAAATCTAGGCCCAGGAGCAGATAAATCTGAACTCCAATCTATGGTAAGACCGTCTGTTAATAAATGGCTTTTTCTGTCAACAACTATATTAACACCTAATGATTCGAATGTCAAGTCCTTTAACAGAGGCATTGTATCAAATGTTAATTTATATTCAAATCCTGCACAACCACCACCAGTAACAGTTACTCGCAAATATGCATCTAAAATGTTTTCATCTTCGCATAATCGTTTGAAATTTTTACTTGCAAGTTCTGTTAATGTAATCATTATTCATTTTACCTTTTTTACTTTTTTCTTTGGCGCTACTTTTTTCTTTGGTTTTGGTGTAACTTTTTTCTTTTTAGGATTTAAGCCTGTTGACTTTTTAGGTTTTACTTTCTTTTCTTCCTTTACAGGTTCAATAGCAAGAAATTGTTTTACATACTTTATTAATTTATCTATAAAATTCATTGGTTACCTTTTGTATACGCATCAAGGATACTTTTAGTATCTGCACCATCTTTATATAGGTGTACTACATCCTGAGCATTTTCCTGAGCTATAATAGATGTATGTTTCATTAACAATGTATCTATTTCTCGAATCCTTGCTTGATGCCCAGCCCGTTCAGCATTAAGTTCGGAAATTTCCTTAGCATTTAATTTCATTTTTTTGTTTATAATCTTTAATTGCGCTTTTAATTGCATCTTCTGCAAGAACCGAGCAATGAATTTTGACCGGTGGAAGCGACAATTCTTCTACAAGCTCTGTGTTTGTAACTGTCATTGCTTCATCTAGTGTTTTACCTTTAACCCATTCAGTAGCAAGACTGCTTGTAGCAATGGCACTACCACAACCAAAAGTTTTAAATTTAGTATCAACTATCTTATTATCTTCAACTTTTATTTGTAATTTCATTACATCACCACATTCAGGTGCTCCGACGAGACCTGTGCCGACATTTGTGTCATTTTTATCAAAACTTCCAATGTTTTTCGGATTTTCAAAATGATCTAAGACTTTATCGCTATATGCCATATTATCCTCTATTGTTAAGTGTATACATATTACTATTTATTTGATTTTTATTCATCTACATTGAATAGGTCTTCGCACCATTCTCTATGTCCTTCTCTCCAAGCCATATTAGTTTGTGTTTCACGTACTTCTACTCTAAAACACCAAAGTCGTTCTGCTTCACCTGGACCCCACATATCTGGAATGAATACTCCGTTTACATATTTGTATAATTGATCTGCTAAACCTTCGCAACCAAGTTTTGGCAAAACAGTAAGCCTAGCAATTCCTGCTTTTTCTAATTGTTTATAAAGATCCAAGTGTGGCTCATCTTCTGCTACTAATAATGTGTGATCGAACATGTCATCTAAAAAACTTTTAAGTTCTCCCATGCCACCATAATCAGCAACCCAATTTCTAACATCTAAATCATCTGTACCAAAAAAGAATCTCATACTAAAACTGTAACCATGAATAACATTACAATGACTATCTGCTTTGTATTGTCTATATGCACATGGAAATTTATCTACGTATTCTTTTGTACTATTATATTTGTACGTTCTAGATTGTCGATTTTCTAAGGTTATTTTACTCATGCTGGATCCTTAAGATTTCGTAATTTACCTTTAATAATTTGATCAGTACATATCATGCCAAACATATTTGCAATCGATTCTTGTTCAGGATTTAATTTTCCACCCCAATTATCTACAAATGATTGTAAAGATACTGCTTCTCGAATTCCGTCCATAATACAACCACAAATTTCTTTTAAATCGTCTGGCCAAAGACTATCTTGCATATATTGTGCATCTTCAAATGCCACATAACATCCATTAATAAAACCATATATTACACCTGAAGGATACTTAGGTTTAAATATTGCATTACTTTTTTCTTCTGCATGTACTTTTTTAGTTATTAAAGAAAACCCAAATCCATGTTCGTCGGTTATTAAAGTCATACATGTTATTGGTAAACTAACAAGCAATACTATTATTATTGCAATTATAATTTTTCCCATGTTGAATCTCCTAATTGTCTTACTTTAGCAATACATTTTCCGTATGGTGAATCCCATTCATCTGGTCCGATTAATGTTAATGCTAACTTACCTTTTTTTTCATACAGGTAATATTCTTTAAGGTGTACAGGAATAAACCCGCATTTAGCCATAGCAATTTTTTCTGCTAACTTAACTCTTTCGTCTAATTCTTGTGCCTGTTTAACCAATAGATTTGCGTGTTCTTTTAGTTTTTTTATTTGTTCATCAGCATAATGCCGCATTGCTGTTAAACTATTTTGTTTAACAACTTCTAATTCTGTACTGCCCCTCCATACTATATTTTTTCCACTCATTTCATATATAGAGTATTGCTAAAATTTTACCTGCTATTATACCAGCAATAATAGAGAAAATAATTATGCAACATATTACATAAAAACTCATTTAGTTAATCCCAGTGAATAAAATGATGCTTGCACACCTAATATTTGATTATAACAATCATATAAGCAATGATGTTTGGCAGTTTTTGGAAGTTCCATATCTGTAAGACCAAACAATGTTCGTGTATCACGTATCTGCCAATACTTCCACGGATTGCCTCGTTGTAATATTCTATTTATAGTTTCAATAATCATTATATCAAATATAGAACCATGAGCCCAAAAATGATCGCACCCTTTACAAAATATGTAAAAATCTTTTAATACATCTGCAATGTCATGCCTGTCGTCTAGGTCAAATGCTTCTGCTTTAACTTCTTCATCTTGTTTTGCCCACCATTCCATTGTCGATTCATCCATTTGTAAACCTATGTTTGTACAAGACTCCGGATCTATTCGTCTATAGAAATGTTCCATATCAAAAGGATCTTTTTCTACATCGTTATCTGTAGGTCTAAAACGTACTGCGCCAAATGTTAATAAGGCCGCATCGGGTCGAGTACTAAGGCACTCGAGATCTATCATTAGATGATTATTCATATGTTATTATAACATATTATATAGGATAAGTCAATTTAAAAATTTAGACAAAGGCTCTATTTCACGCAACTTTTCTAGGCCGTCGCAGTCGTCTCTGAGGTCAAAGACTTCTATTTCACCGTTATCATTTATACGATTTACTGAAACTATTTTTTCTAATTCATCTCCTTCATTATGATTTACTTGAAGTTGAAATATAATATTATCATATGTAGTAATTTGAATTTTTGCTTCTTTAACAAATTCGGCAACATTAGATTCGGATTTAATATTTTTGTCAAGGTCTTGTACGACCTTTAATATTTCTTCTAGTATATCGTTAATCATAATAGCCTAGTGGAAGGGCGGACTATTTGTAAAACATTTTATTTAGAACCGGGATACCGGGCTTTCCGGAAGTTTGCCTGGTTTGTCGAACTCTAAATTTTTTAAGATTTTACTGCGGTTGCCCGCCCTATTTAATTTAAATATTTGTTGTTATATGGGTAAGATTTGATATACTTTCCCATTCTGATATATTATTTTCGTATAATCTATAAAAATTAATTTCAGGAAATTCTTGAAAGCAATAAGTAAGTTGATTTATTTCTGCTTCAACTACATGCCGTTGTTCGACACTATTTTGATTAGCGTAATGAGTTGTTCCGGCATATATGTTTTTATATTTCCCGTTACTGTATTTAACATCAAACCCCGCTAAGTACACGTTTTTGGGGTTTTTTTGGCATGCATATAAAACTGCCAACGAACCACAATTCCATTTTTTCCATTTTCCTTCTATTGATATTATCTTTGCTTCTGAACAAATATATTTGCAAGGCGAAACAACTTTGTGTACTTTACAATAACTACTACTATGTACTTCACTCAACATATTATCATCTACAACAAACAATATATCTGGAGCAAAATCTCGCCATAATGCATTACAACCATATATAATATATTTTTCTTTAAGTTTATGTAAATCTAGTTCTTTGCGACTTATGCCGTTACCAAGAACAAGAATATCAGACTTCTTCGATTTCAACATTTAAGGGGTGGCCATTTTGTCTGGCTTGTGTTGTGGATTCAACAGCTTTTTGTTCTGCTATTTCGTATGTATATACTCCTGCAATTCCTTTACCTTTTTCATGGACCTGGGCCATAATTTCTTCGGCGGCTTCATTTGAATGATGAAATATTGTTACTAATATATAGATAACAAAATCCATAGGAGTGAAATCATCGTTAATTAAAAGTACCTTATACTTGTCAGGTTCTTTCACATTAACGTCAACCGTCGTATCAATATTTTCTTTTGTTGTTGTTTCTATCTCTGCCATACTAAAATATTTATAGAATGCGGTGCAGATTGCCCACACCGCATTATATGTTGCTTAATTAACCGTGATAGGAATTACCTTAGGTTTTTCTTCCTCAGGTATGTCTTGTTCCAAATCTATAGCCAACATGCCATTTTTAAGAATTGCATCCTTAACAAGCACATGTGGACCTAAGCGAAAAGTTCTGTCAAAAGAACGATTAGCAATACCATGGTGGACAAAGTGATCTTCGTCCTCATTAGTTTTACTTTCAATCTTACCTTTAACTGTAAGATTACGTTCTTTTTGTGAAACTTCTATATCGTCTTCACCGAAGCCAGCAATGGCCATTGAAATTACCCATTTACCGTCATCGACTTGCTCGATGTTATAGGGTGGATACCCTGTAGATGATGCAGTATATGAATTAGAGAACTGCTCTAAGTCTCTAAACATTCTGTCCATTCCAACTGTAAACGGTGTAAGTGAAGTGATGAAATCGCTAAGATTTCCGGTTGTGAGGTGTCTAGTCATAATATTCTCCTTTATAAGCAAGACTGAGTCGAATTAACCCTACCATAGGCATTAATCCTCTCATAATATTTATCACTATTATACTATGTTATAATAAAAATGTCAAGTTTTTTTGATTCTTTATTTTACTTTTCCATATCGGCTAGCTAATTCTAGCCATTGTTCATATAATTTTTCGTCTCGTTTCTCAATACGAGAAATACATTGGGCCCGCCGTCTTCGGCGCTTGTCAGATGGTTTTTCGTAATATTGTCTTTTTTTCAAATCACGTATTATACCTTCGGCATTAACTTTTTTCTTTAAAATTCTAAGTGCTTTCTCCACATTGCCACGTTGAACTTCAACAGAAATTCTTACTTTTTTGTGCGTCATTAGTTATTTTTTTTCATTATACCGACAATTCTTGGACCGGTTCTTTGCGGTTCTGTAAGGTACTCTACTCCTTCTAATAATTCTTCTACTTCTTTAAAAATTTCAAATCCCGCTTTTATATGCCCTTGTTCACGACCTTTAAACCGTATTACTACTTTTACGTTATTGCCTTTATCTATAAATTTTTGAATTTGTTTGGCTTTGGTTTCTAAATCGTGTTTTTGTGTTACTGGCCGCAACTGAATTTCTTTGATTTCAATTCTAGATTCACGGGCTTTCTTATCTTTTTCTTTTTGTTTCTTTTTTTCTGCGTATATGTATTTATTAAGATCCACTATTTTACAAACAGGCGGATTTGCCTGTTCTGAAATCATAACAAGATCGAGATTTTTTTCCTTTGCTATTTCGACAGCATCTCTTGGGTCTTTTATGCCTAATTGAGCGCCGTCGGCATCTATAAGACGTATTTCTCGCATTCGTATATCATTATTAACTTTAAAATTATGATTATTTCTTTTATTATATTTCCGTGGATGTTGGTTTCTCATTAATTTTTTCTCCTTTAAAGACAAATATTGGTTTTGTGTTTTCTGAAACACATTTTTCATTTATAACAATTTTTTCTACACCTTCTTCTCTAAGCTCGGGTAGTATAAATTGTAGTTCTAGTAATAATTCTTCTATTGCAGAATTAAGTCCTCTTGCTCCTACTTTTTTATTAATACATTTTTTAGCTATTTCTTGACATGCATCTCCGGTAATTTCTAAGCCAATATCATCCATTTTAAATAATCGTTGATATTGCTTTACTAATGAATTATCTACATCTAATAAAATATTAACAAGGTCGCCTTTTGTTAATTCTTCTAAATGTGATATAATTGGTATTCTACCTACAAATTCAGGGATTAATCCGTACACAACAAGGTCTTCGGGTTCTACAAATTGCAATAAACTTTCAGGATTTTTTGTATCAGATAAACTAGCACCAAATCCGATAGAAGATCCTTTCTTAAGGCGTTTTTTAATTATTTTATCTAACCCTATAAATGCTCCACCAAGAATAAACAAAATATTAGTAGTATCTACAGAAACAAGATCTTGGCTTGGATGTTTACGACCCCCTTGGGGAGGAATTCTACACTCATATCCTTCTATCATTTTAAGTAGTGCTTGTTGGACACCTTCGCCCGACACATCACGAGTGATACTTGCAGATTCTGTTTTTCTACTTTTTTTATCTATTTCATCAATATATATAATACCCATTTCTGCTCTGTCTATATTTCCATCAGCAGATATTAATAATCTAGTAATAACATTTTCTACATCGTCACCAACATATCCTGATTCAGTTACAGTTGTTGCATCTGCAATGGCAAACGGTACATCTAATAATTTTGCTATAGATTTGGCTAATAATGTTTTTCCAGATCCACTCGGACCCAAAAATAATACATTACTTTTGTCAATTTCAATATCATTGATATGGGCATTTAATCGTTTATAGTGGTTATAAACAGCGACACTCAGAACTTTTTTTGCGGCTTCTTGTCCAATAACATATTGTTCTAAGTGATTATAGATTTCTCTAGGTGTGAATATTTCATAGTTATCAATTTTTGCGGCTTCTTCTTGTATTATTTCATAACAAAGATGAATGCATCTATCACAAATGTATGCATGTTCGCCTTGGATAAGTTTTGATACTTCGTCTTTGTGTTTACCACAAAAATGGCAATTCATAATTTGAAGTTCATTCATATAGATTACATTACTATTTTGAAGAGCCTAACCAGGCCTGAAGTCCTCGTAACCCAGTTTTCCTCTTATTAGTACTAACCATTTCATTGTATACTTCTTTTAACGTTCTTTCATCTGCTTTTTCTAATACTTCTTTTATTTCATTAATGTCTTTTTCAGGCCCAATATCTTCTTGAGGCTCAACATTTTCTTTAATTTTTATTTTTTCAAGCATTTTCTGCTCAAGAGTTTCTTCTTCAATTTCTTCTATATCATTGTCATCATCTATTTCGGATGTAGGCAATGTTGTATCATAAATATTATCGGGTTCAGGAACAGATAATTCTGTTTCTACTCCTAGATCTTCTTCTTCCTCGGATTTAACAGGAACTAACATATATCCTTTTCGTCCTCTTGCCCAAACTATAGTCATATTACCTGCAACAACAAGTAATACGGCTAGTGGATCAAAAACAAATATAAGTGTTATTATAAC